AACTTCCCGCCGGCGGGAAGTTGTCAGCTCCTCTGCCAGTTCGAGGTCGCGCCGCCTGTTCAGGAAGCCGCCGAGGTCGGACGCGGGCGCGAGCACCGTCGCCGCGCTCTCCTGGTCGCCGGGCTTGGACGGATCGCCGGATTCGCGCTCGGCGAGGTAATAGCGGGTCGTCGTGACGTCGCCCTGGCGGTCGCCGATCAGCCCCGCGATCCGCACCTTGAGGCCCGTCTCCTCCCACGCCTCCTTGATCGCGTTGGCCTGCAGCGACAGCGTCGTGTCGATGCGGCCCTTGGGGAAGGTGTGTGCGTAGCCGCCGAACCCACCGCGCGGGCGCGTCAGCCAGACGCGGCCGTCCGGCTCCCTGATGACGACGCCGGTCGCCAGCTTCCTGAAGTTCGGCATGTTCTCCGGCAGCTCGTCGTCGCCCTCGAGGTCGGCCTGGCCGTCAACGTCGTTCCAGTTGGCGCCCTCGGGCGGCTTCCATTCCTTGAACGGCACGCCGTTCAGCGCCCTGACCGGCGGCGGGTCGCCGCTGGCGAACACCACCGCGCTCTTTGGATCCTTGGGATCTCCGTGCCCGCCGATCTTCTTGACGCGCTCGGCGATGTCGTCGCGCCGCGCGATCAGTTTGTCTGCCAGCGCGGCCGGCGCCCCGCCCTCGGCCACCGCCTGCCTGATCTCGTCGTCCGTGATCGCCGTCACCGCGTTCGCGCTCTGCACGATCTCCGCCGGCGTCATGTGCCCGAACACTTTGGCGGCGTCCCTGTTCCATTTCGGGTCGCGCAGCGTGTCCATCTCGCCGACGCTCGTGCCGAACGCCGCGCCCTTCGGCGCGCCCTGCGCCCTGAACTCCAGCGCGCCGCCCAGGTCGAGCGGGACCGGCACGCCGCCGACGGTGCCGATGTTGTCGCCGCCCAGCCCGGCGACGTCCCAGTTGGCCAGCCAGGCGTGCGCGGCCAGGTCGCGGGCTGCCTCGCGCCGCTCCTGCTCGTTCAGCTTGTTGGCGTTGTCCTTGTCGAGCTTCTCGATCTCGGTGGCGATGTGCCGCCCGCCCTCGACCGGCGCATAGCGCAGCGTCGGCGCGCCGGCCAGGTCGAGCAGTTTGGCCGCCAGCAGCTCGTTGGCGACGTGCTTCTTCGACCGGCCCTGCTTGACGTAGTACCGCTTGCCGCCCTCGCCCTCGTAGACGCCGCCGGGGTTCGAACCTTTCTGGCCGCCGACCTTCTTCAGCGTCGACGGCTTCAGTTCTTTCTGGCCGTGCTGCCCGCTGACGCTGCCGAACCTCCCGTCCGGCGCGCGCGGGTGGTCGGCCTCATTCCACCCCGCGTCGCCGGCGAAAGGGACGACGGCGCCTTTGCCTACCTCCTCATCGTTGAACGCGCCACCATCTCCGCCGCCGCCGGGTTCTCCGCCGCCGCCGGGCTCCTCGCCCATGCCCGGCACCTCTGGCACGTTCTCGACGTCGATCGCATTGTAGCCGCTGTCCTTGTCGCGGGCGAGCCGCTGCCGCACCTCGAGCGGGTCGAGGATGCCCTGGCCGACGTAGCTGACGTCGCGCTCGGTCTTGCTCTTCTGGATGTCCTCGACCTCCTTCTCGTCCATCGTGTGCAGCGGCACGAACTCGAAGGTGATGTCGTCGTCGACCTCGCCCCACAGCGAGACCATCGTGAGGTCGATCACGCGCTTCAGGTTGTCGCCGTACAGGTGAACCTGGTAGGCGGCGACCCAGTCCTCGAACGCGCGGATCTCGCCCTCGGACGACGCATTGAGGCCGTGCGGCGTGAGGCCGAGCAGCACCACCACGGGTATGCCAGCCACGGAGCAAAGCTGCTCCTGCGCCTGCGCCTGCAGTTGGTCGAGCGTGCTGAGCGGGACGTTGAACTGGAACCACTCCTCGCCGTCCTTGTCGAGGATCATCACGCCGCGGTTGTCCGAATACTCGGTGTACAGGTCCATGCGCCTGAACAGGTCGTTCATGGCGTCGGCCTGCTCGGCCTCGCTCACGTCCTCGGACGGCATGAGCGACGCCATCAAGTTCGTCTTGATGCCGTTCTTCGAGAAGTTGGCGATCAGGTTGGCGATGCTCGTCCTCACCTCGATCCAGTTGTCGACGTACGGCTTCGCCATCTGCGTCAGCGACAGGCCGCCGAAGGCATAGGCCGGCTTGAGCATGTCCGGCACTTCGCGGCCGACGAACGTCAGCAGCCGCGTGCTGTGGACCTGCTTGCCCATGCAGAACCAGGTGTCCGGCTTGAACCAGTCGGGCCGGAGCGGATCGTTGGCGTTGTACGTCGCCGGGTAGCACCAGATCGGCTCGACCGGCTGCACGCGCTTGAGCGATCCCTTCTTGACCTTCGCCTTCGTGAACTTGTTGCGCCCGTCGCCGATCGGCGTCACCAACTCGGCGCGGTCTTCGTACGCCTCGTCGATGTCGATGTAGATGTGGCTGCGGCCGAAGAACCCGTCCTCGACGGCGGCCTGCTGGAACGCCTCCTGCACCTTCAGCCTTTTCAGTTCGTCGTCGAGTTGCTTGATCTTGTCGCTCTTGTTCTCGTCGTCGCCGCTGGTGGACTTCAACTCGATCCACTTGCGCGTCATCTCGGTGGCGAGCCGCTCGCTGATGCGGCGGTACTCGGGCCGCTGCGCCATCTCCGCCATCAGCGGGTAGCCCAGGAAAGTCTGGCCCTCGTAGAAGCGGTCGCTCAGCGTCGTGGTCCAGTTCAGCGCCGGGACCGACGCCGCAACGTCCATCGCCAGCTTCTGGCCCTTCGGCAGCACGCCGGGCGGCGGCGGATACGGCTTGAACATGTCGGCGGCGGAGACGGCGGTCGTGCGCTTCCGCTTCGGCTGCGTCGCGTGCACGAGCATGTTCAGGAACGTGTCGTAGCTGAGCCGCCGGCGGCGCCCAGGCCGCGCGCCGTTCTTCATCGCGAGCCTGATCTGGCTCTTGGTCGGAGGCACCGCGGTCGGCGCGGGTTGCGCCGGCTGCGCGACCTTCGCTGGCTCGGCCTTTCCGTTCGTCTTGACGGTGCCGCGCTTGGCGATGGCGGCCGCGCTTTTGCTCTGCGATCGGGCGAGGGCGTCGAGTTCGGCGCGGTTCATCCGAACCTCCTGCGGCGGAGCGGGATGGCCGCCCTGCGGATGGCTTCGTCAGGTATCACGATTCGCCGCCGCGGCGACCGAGCGAACGTCTGCACGAGGGCGTCCATCATGTTCGGGCTCTTCATGTCGTCGGGCTTCTTGTTGATGACGATCTTCCCCACGTCGTTGGTCTTGAACGTCGGCTGGCTCACCTCCGCGATCAGCCGCTGCAGGTTCGGGCACGACGGGCTGATCGAGATGATCTCGTCCGCCGAGCATTCTACACCATCGACCACCCAGCGATAGGTCTTGCGGAACCGCGTGCGCAGCGACCAGTGGCTCTGCGACTTGCGGTTCGCGAAGAAGTCCTCGTTCTTGCGGCCTTTGACGTCCTCGGCCTCCGGGTTGGCCACGCCCTCCGACGCGCGGAACGCCCACACCTGAAGCTCGCGCTCGCCCTGGCGCTTGCGCCGCGCGTTGATGATTCGCGCGTCGCCCCGCACGCCGGCGCCGACGCCGTCCGCGTCGTAGCTGAACCCGTCGGCCTCGAACTCGTCGCAGAACAGGAACACCCTCTCGACCGACCCCATGATGTCGTCGCCCTTGCCGCTCCAGTCCTCGGCGTGCTGCACCTCGTAGCCCTTGACGCCGATGATCGCGTTCTTGTCGACGCCCTCGTCCGCCACGTCGAAGCCGACGCGCCTGGACCCCGTCGGCGGTCCGAGCTTGAGATGCTCGCGCGCGCCCACCGCGGCCCGGGCCCAGGCGGCCGGGATGAGCAGGCCCTCCATCGTCGCCGTGTAGTCGCGGTCGATCTCCTGCGCGAGGACGACCGGGTCTAGCTCGTCCTTCTGCTTCTCGTACCAGGCTTGGTCTTTGCGCGGGTCGTCGTGCCAGTCGAGGATGAACACGTCGATCTTGCCGCCGTGCCGCTTCTGGGCGAACGGGTTGTTCATGCCGTTCACGCTGGACACGTCGAGGCGGCAGTTGGTGGTCTGCGACAGCGCGGCGTCGATGCGCTTGGGGCGCTTCAGGTGCGCGGCCTCGTCGACGAAGTAGACGCCGGTTCGGTCGCCGCGCCCGATCTCGTCGCCGGCCTCGCCGGTCATCGAGGATCCGGTGTCCGGGAACTTCATCCGCATGTACGGAGAATCGAAGCCCTCGCGCCATCCGGCCCTGAACTCTTCGGGCAAATGCCTCATGAAGAACCTGGCCTTCCAGAACAGGCTCTTCGGCTCGTCGATCTTGTCGACGTAATCTTCCAGGCGCGAGCCGTAGCCGATCCGCATGCCGTCGTTGAAGATGCACAAGGCGCAGCCGACACTGACCACCAGCCACGACATGCCCTCCTCGCGGCTCTTCTCGGCGAGGCCCGGCTTGCGGTTGCGCCAGTGCCAGATCACCCAGTCGACGAACTCGCGCTGCTTGTCGAACAGCACGAACGGCACGATGGCCGGCAGGCCGACCTCCAGGTTGCGCGGGTCGTAGGTCACGCCCCAGTCGTTGACGAAGTCGGCGAGGCGATCGGCGCGGTAGTACGCCTTCAGGTCGGCGAGCGCGCCGGGCGTGCTGCGGATCTTGTCGAGCGCGGCGGCTCGGTCCCGGTAGACGGAGACGTAGTCGGGATGCTTGAAGTCGAAGACCTCAAGCCGCGGCATCTGGCTTCGACGGCAGCGCGAGCTGCCGGGGCTTCCTGATCAGCGCGTCGTAGGCCGCGCACGCCGCCGCCGGATCCCGCTCCGCGATCAGTTCGATCTGCTTGGCGTCGCGGTCGGCGCTCGGCGCCGCGCTCGGGTCCGTCTCCATCTGCAGCGTCACCGCCTTGAAGGTCGGCGATTCGTACGGCGCGATCCTGCTGCCGAAGATCCCCAGCACCTCGACGTAGCGCACGAACCTGCGCTCGAGCTCCTCCGGCGTCATGCCCTCCGGCGCCTGGTTGGTCTGCAGCATCCGCACCAGCATGTTCTGGTACTTGCCCGCCAGCGCCGCCACCGCCGGCAGGAACTCGGCCATCACGTCGACCGCCTTCTTGCGGTCGGCCGCCGCCTTCTTCACCCGCGACGCGACGATCTCTTCGATGATCTGCTTGGCCTCCGGCGTGTTCTTCAGCGCCGACACCAGCAGTTCGCGCGCGATCGTTTTACCGAACTTGCTGCCCTTTAATGGTCCGCGTGCGCCCATGCAGCTTCCTCAAATTTCGATCGCGCGCGGGCCGGGCGCCACTCCGGCTATCTGAGGTTCCAGAACCGGCTCGTGGCTTTTGGCTCCCCGGTTCTCACCCCTCTCGCCTTTTGCTGTCGCGGGACTTGTTCGTTTGGTCCCGGTCTGCTTGGGCTTCCTCATTAGGGTCATCCGCGTGTCTAAGCAGCTTTCCACGCCGCCGCGCGCATGTGCACCCTATAAAACGAACGATCGGGCGGTCAAGGTTGGTTGGGAAACTTTTGGGGCGATGAGGCGAAACTTTGCAGGTGTCGCTCGGCTGCTTCTTGAACCATTTTGGGGTCGCCTTCTCGTTTCCTCAAAACGTCGTGGTCGTGCTGTTGCCGAATACGATGTAGCCAGACAGCACCGCCTCGAACTCGTAGTCGTACTCCTCGGCCATCTCGATGGCCTTGCGGCCAGCGCGGATCTGCTCTTCGAGCGCGGCGACCTGCTTGCGCCCGGTGGACGCCTGCTCGCGCAGCCGGTTGCAGATCAGGTCAGGGCCGCCGCCGCGGCGCTTCTTGAACTTCTTGGCCAGCCGGTCGAAGCGGTCGGCCTGCTGCGACGCCTCGATCTTCTGAGTGCCGAGTTGCGCGACGACCTGCCTGATCACCGAGACGATAAGCTCGACGAGGTCACGCCGTTCGACGTCGATGGTCGGGTCGGTCGTGACCCTGCGCAGCGCGCTCTCGATCATCGCCATCGCGCCGGCGATCAGGTTGTCCGGCTTCTCTTCCTCGGCGTCGCCGGTCTCGTCGAAGCGCGACCGGCTGGCTGGGTTCAGCAGGATGCGAGCCGCCCTCTGCACCTCCTCGAACTTGCCGCGCGCGCCGCCGACGTCCGGGTGCGACCGCTTCACGGCCCGCCAGTGCGCGGCTTTGATCTGCTTGTTGTCGGCGTCCCTCGGTATATCGAGGACGTCGTAGGGGTCGCGTCGCATCGGATCAGCCTATCAATTCATGGAGCGTTTGCCTA